CGAAGAGTTTGATAAAATTCTTTATCTGTTGGATTTCAACAATAGAGGATATGAAATTTTTAGAAGATGGTATATCGACGGAAGACTTTATTTTCACGTTATTCTTGATGATGCAAATCCAAAACTCGGAATTAAAGAATTAAGACCCATTGATCCGACAAAGATTACAAAGGTTCGTAACGTTAAAAAACAAGACATGAAAAAGAATGGTTTGTCCGTTCCAATCATTACGGATGTTGAAGAGTTTTATATTTACTCAGACAACACAAATAACAAATCTGGAGTTACAACCACACCAACAGCAGGACTGAAAATATCACCTGACTCTATTGTTTACTGTCACTCAGGAAACGTAGATACTGGATCGAAAAAAGTTGTGGGTTATCTTCATAAAGCCATTCGTCCCCTGAACATGCTTCGACAAATTGAAGATGCCGTTGTTATTTACAGAATGTCAAGAGCGCCTGAAAGAAGAGTGTTTTACATTGATGTAGGTAATCTTCCGAAAGATAAAGCAGAACAATACATGCGAAGTCAAATGACACGCTATCGCAATAAGATTCAGTATGATCAAGATACTGGAGAAATCCGAGATGATCGAAGACATTCCTCTATTCTTGAAGATTATTGGTTGCCTCGTCGAGAAGGTGGTAGAGGAACAGAGATTACATCCTTAGATGGTGGTCAAAATCTTGGTGAAATGGAAGACGTTATGTATTTTATGAAGAAACTGTATCGCTCATTGAATGTTCCTGAGTCTCGTATTGAGGCTGAAAATGGATTCAATATGGGAAGATC